CTACAGCAGCCCAACCGAGCAAAGCATGAATCCGTTCTGCTCCACCCTCTCCAGTATTTCTTGCACGGGATCCGAATATCCGCTGACATGGTTGAGAATCACGGGCTTCCTGGTCGTGGCCCCAGTCCTGTAGTTCATGGCCACAGCCCCAATTGAATGCGGGCCTGAGCTGTAGCCAGCCGCTGTGAGCAGATATTTACTGCCGATCTGCATCGGCGCCAACGGCTTAATATTCGATTGCGTGCTGCTGTTCGAGCCAGTAATCCCGATAGTTGGGCGCGGATCTGACGAGTAAGCAGTGATTTCCATGGGCCCGGGTATGCGCAATGCCTCTTCCTGCTTCACCATGGCGCCGTTAACCCAAAACTCGACAACCTCCACAATCTCGTTTCCAGTGATCGATCCTGTTGCTGATGCCGAGCCGGTGTTCTTTAGCTCCGGGTCATCCCATGTCGTGTCAACGGTTGCGTCCAGAGCATACTGGTATCCGCCGTAGGTCACCGCGCAGAAGTCAAAGCGCACATCAATGGCCAGTAGGTTCTCTTCCCAGGCTATGCCGCCGAACCGTGAGTTGTGAGTATCCGTAACCCGGAAATATGAGTTGTCGGGTCTTCCGGATTCGTAGGAAATGGACCGTTGCTTGTCTGCCTTGTAAGGCATTTGAAAAAGTGTGTTGGAGTCGCTGGTCACAACCGAGAAAGGCGCCTGGTGAGTCTCTGCCAGAGATCCTGACGCGGTATATACGAACTGACCGTTGGCCTCAAGCCTGTGGTAGTTAGCCGTCCTGACGCTATCAATGGCGGCGTGGCGTTCGTAGGCTACAACTTCCCGATCGCCAACGAAATCGCAATAGATCGGGATCAGGTAGTTGCCTGTCTGGTATGAGCGGTAAAGGTCTCCGACAGTGGTTATGTTGCCAAGAACAGGGGTGTCGCTCTGCACATCGTACACTTCCTCCACGGTAAGCATTCCGACAGACTGGTTCCGCGTCCAGATCTCCTCAACCGAAAAGCCGGTGCTGATGTCGTATCGCAGCAACTCAATTTTTAGATTGGCCTCATCAATGACGTCGCCAACGATTGTGCAAACTGCCTTGTCTCCAGAGGCTGAAAAGTAGAAATGGCTTTGATAGATCCTTTCCACCGCCAGACTGTGCTGGTGCAGGAGCTCCAGCGGCCCAGTTTTCTGCAAGACGGCATCAACAGGAGCTCTAAAAACCCTGAAAGATTGTCCTGATTCGCTGCCTCTGGAGTCAGGAGGAATGATCCCCCCGACGTCTGAGGCAACCACCATAAGCCAGCGTTGCCCTTGCGCATCCACATTAAGAGCTGCACCGAAGACTCTATTAAACGCTCCGGCCTCCGCCTCAGCTGACAAATCAAGAATGATCTTTAAGTCGTGGAAGACATAAGGCTCGGTTTTCCAGTCGGCCAGAAATCCCGAAAAGGCGACGTCAATTTGGTCCAGCCTGTGAGCCCGGCCGGGCGGCCCAGACCACGAAAGCACCAACTTTTCACTGTTGAACCAGTTTTTGTTTCCGTAGTTGCGGGCCTTCCCGCGCTCAATCACCAGATCGGAAGCATTTTGGATTGCTGTCCAGGCATTGTTTGTTCCGCCAGCTGTGCCAAGCGGCGGATTGATCGGCGTTCCAGAGCTTTCGAAGGGCTCGCCATAAGTTTCTTTCTGGGCGACGTACTGTGTGCCGACCGTGCCATCGTATTTGGCTGGCTCAAACACGAAGCCGAACAGGCTGCAAGGCACCGGCTCCATCTCGAATCCGATCACCAGCGGGCCGCTTGCCGTGAATCGAACCAGTACCCGGTCGCCTATTTTGAACGCCGATCCATTGCAGTCCATGTAAACAATGGGGATATCGACCAGGGTTTCGGCCTCATTGATTGGCAAATCTTGTGCGCTGCTTTTGGCTTCGCCCAACCTCACCGTGCAAACATCAGCCTGCAGCCTCGTTATCTCTCCGACCCGGTAGCGCGGCAGCCACCTCTGAACGCCAGGCAGAATCGCGGCATTGAAGAATACCTGGGGGCCCGACTGGGCAATGTTCGGAAACAGAGCCCCGTCTCTCTGTGCAGAGTAGGCCGCATCGCCCGAAAAACCGGGCTGTATAACCAGGCCCTGGCCGCCCTCGTCGTTTACGTCAACAAGGCCAACGTCACCGGATAGATTCAGCGTGTAATCTGCGCACCACAGCTCCAGCTCCCTGCCCTCCGGAACTGCTTCAAGTTGAGCGCGGCGCTTGAGAACTGAAAGGTTTTCCGCAATCAACTCCGAAGCCTTCAGTTCAGAAAGCTGGGCCGCACCACTTAGTTCTGCCATCTCGACCTGCAGCTTTTTGATCTTCTCCCTGGTGCCGTCCACGCCAGCCTGCAGGTCCGGAATCAGGAGATCAATCGCCCGGGCCTTGTCAGAAACCAGGTTGTTGGCCTGCAACAGCTCAAGCTTTGCAGCCGGAACATCAATCGCCAGCTCTGCAATGCGTTTTTCAAGGGCGGCGATTTCTTCCTTGACTCGCTCCGCCGCCAGCTTTTGCCGGACCCGGTACTTGCCATCCGCAATATGGCTGACAATCTCGCCCTTTGACATTATCGCTCGCTCACTTCACAGAATTTGTCAGCCTGGGTTACGTAGTAGTTGATGTAATCAGCGGTGAACGTCTGGTTCAGGGCGGTAACAGTCATGCCAGGCTGGAGAAACAGATCAATTGCGCAGCGCACCCGGCGCTTTCCGTTGCTTGTGCTGATGCTTCGAATTGCTGAGAGTTGCCGGCTACCACGGGATAGCGGCTTGTCTTGCCGATACCCGGAAACCGTAACTGTCAGCGCTCGCTGCCCGCGATCCGGGCGAAGATTATCAAAGCCAGACCTCATGATCTCATCGTACTGAGTTTGTCCGGTGGAGAGCACGTAACCTTTTTGGATTACCAGATCACCGTTCTGGCGAGCCTCAATGGCGTCAAGGTAGGCGTCAGCTGCCGGGATGACGGCCTGCAGATAAACGGATCGGCCAGCCGCTTGGTTTGTAGCCTGCCAACTTGAGATGCCTCCAATATAGAGGTCTCCAAGTCCGTCCTGGGTGCCGGTGATGACGAGCCGGTAAACCTCCTGCAGAGCCGTTGGCGGCAGCCGGGAAACCCAGTCCTGAAACGCCGAAACGCTGAGCTGAATCGGGAACGATGCATCAAGCGCTATCTCGACCGGGTTCACCTGCACGCTGAATTGGGCCGTGATCGGCAGGGCGGCATCCAGTGCGACATCGTATGTGACCGGGGAGATGTCGGTGATTAGCGGTTCAGCGGTGCCGGCCGTGTTGAGGTTGGCGACTTCAGTGCTGGTCAGCTTTCGGTTCCAGATTGCACAATCCTGAATGATGCCGTCCAAAACGGTGTCATCGAGGTAAGGGTCACCGCCGCCGTAATCATTGGCGCCAATCAGGTTGCTGTCCGACGTTCCAGTGTCGTCGTATATCTGGTAGGCGGCACCGCCGATAAATGATGAAAGCAGGCTTCCGTTAACATATAAATCAACGCCCGATGAATCGCCAGTCAGAACAATGTCATGCCATTGACCATTCGCGAAAGGGTCGCTCAACATGTCATCGTTACCACCGGCACCGACAAAAAAGCTTCCTCCGCCAGAATTCAGGTAGACAGCGTTTGCCGAGCCTGTGCCAAAAAGAAAGATTGCCCGATTCATGACACTGTAATTAGCTTTAGGGTCGGATCTTTGGAAATACCGAAGCCGTACGGCGAAGGCCGGCAGCGAAGGCGCACTTTGCGCCTGGCTGATCCGGATCACCGTAATGCTATTGCGGTCCTGATAGGTACCGTCCCAGTTAGCGCTTAAATCCCGGCCTCTACCGGCTGGCGTCGTCACTGCCGTGGCGTCGTATTCTGCCGCGGTCAAAGTATTGAGCGCGAAGCACTCGGCATCCCATCCGCCGATCAGGTCAGCAACGGTGGTCCCGGCGGTCTCTTCCATGGCCCAAAAGTGGATCAGGCCGTCACCCTGGGCAGCGATCAGATCCGCGTACTTAGCCATCAGACAGGCATCCTGATCACGCCAGAGGTTAGGTTAACCGGCTCGCCGGCGGCAACCGTTGCCGGGCTGACAATAGCCGAGGCGCCGCTCCCAGTTCCGCCAGCAGTTACATACATCACCTCCTCGGAGCTCTTATTGAGCAGGCGGGCCCAGCCAGAATCACCGCCAGCAGGGGCGGCATCTTCATCTGTCCATCCGCTGAAGGTGATAATGCCGTTTGATTCAGTGCCAACGGTTGAGCTGAGCGTAAATGTCGCCAGCAGGGTATCCGTGATGGCGTTACCCATACTGGCAGGCATGGTTCCGGTGTAAAGTTCCAGGACTGGATTAGAGCCGGCACCAGAAGCCAGATCAGCAAGCACGGCCTGGGCCAGAGTCTGGCCAAGTGAAACGCGTATTTTCATTGATCGAGCCTCTTTTCAACCAGAATCTGAATTTGTGCTTCGCCATTGCTGTAGCTGAATGGCCCTGGAGCGCCTATAAAGCAGCCCTCCTCTGTCGAGACAATCAGCCTGCTGTAGGTTTTTGCCAGCCGCCGAATCATTTCCACAATCCGCCTGTCACTGGCACGCCAGCGAATGTCGAAAGTTCTGTCTGCAACGGAGTAGCCGAAGTCCGGAATTGCGGCGCCACCATCGAGAGTTGCTATCCGGTTGTTCCGGCGTTCGAAACCCAGCAAACCATCTGGTCTCACGCCGGTGAGCATCACATGGCCTTCTAGATCAAACAGTGGAGCACTAATAAAAACGTTCATCAGCGAAGCCCCAGCAGCATTTCTTCACCTTCAGCGTTCACTCGAACCTGAATCTCTCGAAGAATCTCGAACATGAAGGCCTCCAAATGTGGCTGAAGGCCGGCACCATCTACCTTGATCAACGCATCGCCTTTCGAAAGCTGGCGCGTCTTTTCCTTGATGTATTCAACTTCCGCCTGGGTCAGCTTGCTCTGGTCCTCCAGAGCCTGTTCCCGGTACTCGTTTTCCTTTCGGATCTGTTTAGCAAGATCAATCTGGGTAGACCGGCTGGCATCATCGAAGCCATCAAACAGGCCGCTGATCACCTTTCCGGTGTCTGCGAAGGTGTCGCTGATGGTTTGGGCAATGGCCTTCACGCGGTCTGCGTTGGCCTCAACTTCGGCGATATCCAGGGAAACCTTGGCGTCAATCTGGGCAATGCGCTCATCGCTGGCGAAGCCGGCCAGAGCGATCTGGTACTCAGCGGTTTGTTTTACCAGGTCTTCCGTTTTTTTCTTGGTGTCTTCAATGTCCTTGCCGGTTTTGACGATGGTTCCAGAGAAGCTGTTAACCTTGCCGGTTGTCTCGTCATAGCCCAGCTTCAGCGATTTGTTGTTCTCAGCCAGCTCTTTCGTGGTCTTGGAAACCTCACCCAGGGCACCGCCGCTGGCTGCAACCTGGCGGTTCAATTCTGTTACCGCATCTGAAACATCCCGCTGGGAACCGGTGAACTCTTCGGTTTTATTGGCGTTGTCGACCAGCTGCTGAGCGTACTGGTTGAATTCCTGCCGCTGCTCTTCGGTGATTTCGGTGGTGTAACCCATGGTCTGGCCAAGGGTTTCATTCATTTCGTCGTAGCGTTGGCTGATCTTGCGCAGCTCTTCGGTTTCCTCGCCGAGCTTTTTGATCTCGCCGGTGGCAGGTGCAAACTGCTGTGCCAGGGCCTGCAACTCATCCGCGTTGAAGTACTCGAAGAGCTTCTGGTTAAGGTTGCCCAGCTCTTCTTCGAACACCTCATTGATAAACGTGCCGAGGGCATAGCCGCCGGTCAGCGCCAGGCCCAGCAGACCGCCCTTGCCGACTTTCCCTAACTTCTCAATTTCTTTGAGATTTCCAATCAGTGCTTTAAATCCCTGTGCCCCGGCCAACGCCGTCAGACCTGTGCCTATGGAGCTAAGGCCACCAGCCAGGCCGCCAATTGCGGGAAGGATCATGTTGATGGATTTTGCCCATCCGAGAAGTTCACCGGCTGATTTCTTTGTTTCCTCATCCAGGCTTTGGAACTTCTCGATGCCCTCGCCAATTGCGATGAACAAAGGTTCCAGCCCATTGGCAATGCCAGCGGAGACGTTCACCAGCGCAGTGAAGGCATCCACGACTTTTTGCAGAACATCCTGCAGACCCTCCACGGAATCCAGATCAACTTCACCAAACAGACCGCCGAACAGATCACCCAGCTCATCACCAAGCTCTCCGAAGGCTGCCAGCAAATCTGTCAGATCAATCCCGGACAAGGCCTCCGGGAAGTTCTGGGCAATGGTCTGAAGCTTCTGGTCGATATCCTGTGCCAACCCCTCGAGGCCGTTCAGGATTGGCGCAAAGACGCCATCATCAAGCCGAATCTCGGTGCCCAGTGAATTGAAAACACTGGTTATCGATTTGACGATGCTCTGGGTTTCGTCGGTCAGGCGGGAGCCGTAGGCAATCAGAGCTGAATTGATACTGTTCTTGAGGGTCTGAACAATCTTATCCAGATCGGCCTGCAGCTGATTAGCCGCGCGGGCAGCTGCCCCGGCGTTATCTTCAAATTGCTTCAGGTTTTCATTGAACTTCCGCGACGAAGTGCCAGCCAGAGAGAACACCACCGGCAGGGATTCAACGGAACCAAACAGCTTGCTGATCAGCTCCGTACTTCCTCCGGTGGCTTCTTTCACATCAGCCATTACACCAGCAAAGCCTTTGCTTTCCAGAGCCGATGCGTTGAACTCAATACCAAGTTCAGCGGCTACTTCAGAAGCTTCCTTGGTAGGCTTGATGATCGCTGCAATGGCAGCCCGAAGCCCGGTTACAGCCAGCTTGGTACTGGAGCCGGTCTCCGCAGTGACGGTCGCAATAGCCGCCGCCAACTCATCAAAGCTAATGCCAGCCCCTTTTGCGATCGGGGCGATCCGGCCAATGGTATCTGCCAGTTCAGGCACAGTGGTTTGGCCCAGCCGAACGGCAGTGAAGAAATCATCCGCGTATTCGCCTGCCTGGCTGGCCTCCGCGCCAAAGGCATTAAGGGTCGACACCAACGCCACCGTGGTCGATTCAAGATCGGCACGACCGGCAACAGCCAGCTGCTCCGAAGCCGCGATGATTTCCAACGAATTCCGGTAGTCCACGCCCGCAGATATTGCGCTGTATGTTGCCTGGGTGATTTGCTGGAGAGAGGCTGTCGACTTTTCCGAGTACTGAAGAATCTGTGACTGGAAGTCACGAAGGTTGTCTGCGGGCTGGTCGATCAAGGTCGCGATCTCGGAGAACGCGGTATCGAAATCATCCGATATTTTTACTGCGTAGCCGGTAATACCGATGGCAGCGGCTGCCAGAGCAGCATCCAGTTTGACAATGCTGTCCGTGATATCAGCCAGGGGCCCGGTAACATTGCCCGCCTTGTTTACGAGGCTGTCCAGGTTACGCCCCACAGAGCTCACAGCACCGCCGGTTTTATCAACCCCGCCGAAGATGATCTCTACGGTTTTGCTAAGGTCCGCCATGTTTTCTCCGGGCATAAAAAAACCCCGCCGGAGCGAGGTTCTTGTGGAAGTCAGGTGTTATCTACAAACGTTATCTCGGTGCCTTTGTGCATCGCGGATCCTCTGCTCATATCGGATCCTTTCACCCTGGGTATATCCCTGCATCTTCACGGCATCCCAACGCTCACGCGCGCTTTTAAGGCGGTTCTCAGCGCCAGTGCAGATGTAATCCGGGGATTCGTCGTAGCCTTCCCGGATCTCCGCTACGCGCTCGCGGTACCGATCCTCAGAACTTTCAGATCTCTGCTGAAGCCTACGCCTCTCCAGCTCCCTGGCCTGGCGAATAATGTCAGATTCCGCAGAACTCTGTGCTTGGGGATAGTCTGGGCTGCTCCTGGTATCCCGTATCTTTACCTCCTCCTTTTTGCCAGGAGGCGGCTGGCTACCAAAGTGAACATTGCCGTTTTCATCGGTCCACTTATAGACCTCGGCGAAGGCGGGGAATGAGAGAGCGGTGAGCAGAATCAACAGCAGGTGCATGATTACCTCCATGTAACAGTTCGTAAAACTGTAGCACACTATCCGTCACTTTTTCGCTTCATACCACAGGCACCACAGCTCAATCTCGGTTTCCGTCAGGTAGCCCTCTGGAAAGACATCCGGGCGGCTTTCGAACAGATACCCGCCCTTTCGGTCTGCAAGGGCTAGGCTTGCTTGGATTCCGTGGTCGATCCAGAGGGCTTTGGCTTTACCTTTGCAATTTTCCCCTGGCCGGTGAGGTCATAGATCCGCTCAGCCAGAATGCCGAACTCCACAGGGTAACCGTCTGCCAGCTTCACAACATCCTGTTGCGTAAGCGCTGGCTCAACCACGCCATGAGTCACGTGGCAGATCTTCAGCCGCAGGCTGGCCGGCGTTGCCGAACCCATACCGAGGGCATCCAGTATGGCCTGCACCTTTTCAGATTCAGACCCAACCAGGCGCTCACTCACACTGATCAGCAGCTTGCTGTTATCGGCTTCGGTTCTGGCCTTGGCCAGCTCCTCTGCCGTCAGGCCCCGCACCCGGAACACCACCGGGGGCGCCTTTCCCGTTTCCGGGTCAGGCGCCTCACCACTGAAGCCAGCCGCAGCCAGGCCAGGCAGCGGGACATCCTCTTCCCGCGTGCTCAGTTTGGCTTTTCGGAATGCATCCAGGTCAAAGCCGCCACTCACAGCGCGACCTCTTTACCCTTCTCATCAACGTTGATGGTGCAGCTTGCGGTGATATCACCACCGGCCGGGAATGTACGTGCAATTGAGAACACGCCCTGCTCGATGATGTTGTAGGTCTTGAACTGATCCGGATAGAACCGGAAGTAGATGTTCTCGCCCTGCTTGCCCACCAGCGTATCGGTGATGCCGTCCTTGAGCAGGATGCTGAAGGTGGCGTTGCTCAGGCTCTTGGAACGGGAGTTCTTCACCCGGCTGTAGGTCTGGGTGCTGCTGGAGCTGTAGCCGGTTTCCGAGGGCACGAAATCATAGGCATCAAACGCCTCGATAAATTCCGGCGTTGCGAAGCTGGCGTGCACGCCCTTGGGAAGATCACCGGTGTGGATCTTTGGCAACACAGAGCTGAACTCAACAGCGCCGTTGATGTAATCCACTTCCGGTACCGGGAAGTCTGCCTTTTCGGTGTGACGGTTTACCAGGTCAAAAATCTCAGTGGCTTTGATCGCCGCCGCCGTGCTGCTGTTCAACCGCACCTGTGCCAGTTCGATGGAGCCCACCGGAATGTACGGAGGCCCACCGGCAGCGCCACGGGTTTCCACAAAGCTGGTGCTTTCCGATCCAGAGACGACGCTCACGGTGCCGGCGCTGTCGCACACGAGGCTGTTGATGATGTGGGTGTCGCTAATCGCCCGGGTAATCGCAATATCCGAACCCGCCGCAACCGCGATTTCCTCACCACCGACGTTGGCCGTGAAGGCCGCATGGTCGACGTTATTGTTACCACCGGCGGCCGCTGGCGTAACCTTACCGCCAGTGAGCAGACCATCCGGCCGAACAACTGGCGCCACGCCAGCCGCCTGGGACCACAGCTCCTCACCGGAGTTGAAGACCTTGGCATCGCCGGAATCCGACAAGGCCATCATAGCAAAAGCATTTTGCCCGCCTTCAAATTCGAGCTTCGCGTTTTCTGTAGACATAGCTTTCTCCTGGTTTACGGGCGCCAGCGGGCGCTGGGTTATTTCTGGTAGGGGGTTCGGCTGCTGGTTCGATACACAATCTCGAACTCAGCCAGCACGGCCATTTCACTCTGGCCTGGGGCCGGGTAATCAATGGTGGATCCGGTGTAGTTGATGCGCTCACACAGATCGCCAAGGGTTGCATCCTGGTTGAGCGCGTCATCCAGCAGTTCCGCCAGCAGGCCGTTGGCCTGAACGCTGTTGTTTAACTGCATATCGACTCTATCCATGATGCCGACGGAGAGGGTCAGGGTGTTTTCCAGCTTTCCAAAGCTGGTTCTTTCTGAGGATTCCGCCAGGTCCCAAACGGCGCGGGCTGGCAGCGGTTGCTCTACGGAAACCTGCCCACTCCGTTGAGCGCTGATCCGTGTGGCGAAGGCTTGAATGACCTGCTCTCGAATGCTGTCAGCCATCAGTACCCCCGGAACACAGTGTCAATTTGTTTGGACAGCTGCTCTGCCTGGTACTCGAGTAACGATGGCGCAATGTCTTCTTTTACATCGGTGAAGACCTGACTGAGGGACGGGCCGTGCAACTTCAGTTTTCCATTCACTCGCTTCGCGAGACCAGGCAAGTTGCTGTTCTTCAGCTTGGGAAGAATGAACCACTTCGGTCCCAGGGTCTGAGGCGGACGCTTGGGTTTGATTTTCACCTTCAGGGGTTGGTCCAGGTTGGCAACGGAGAAGAAACCCTTCTTGTACTTCAGCAGAGCACCTCTTGTGGGATTACCTTTCTGACTTACGCCGGTCACACCATAGAGGTAGTAGCTCAGCAACATGCCTCGCTTTGGAGTGGAAATGCTGGCCTGCAGGCGATTCTGGCTCGCCTTGTTCACTTTCATTCGGTCCCGGACATATTCGGCCGATAGATTGACCTGCTTCCGAATGCCCTTGCTGCCCTCAGTCCGGCCCTTCTCTGCAGTTTTGTTGAGGGTTCGCGACATGATTTTGGGGCCACTTTTGCTCACCCCCGCAAGAAAGACCCGAACGCCATTGAGGCTTGTTTGGTTAATCTCGGCTTTCATTGGCATGGTGCCTCGTTACCTGCCCATCGTCATAAATCAAACCATCCAGAATCCAGGTGGTTTGCCCCACCGTTACCCGGTGGCCACGGCGAGGGCTGGAAATGTAAGACTTGCGGATCTCGATCTCATCGCGGCGAGTCGGCATGCTGGTTTCATAGGCCTCCCGTTGCTCCACGTCACGGTCCACAATGCAGCGGATCTCGAATACACCGCCGGTACCATCGGCGTACACGGCATCCACCGCGAAGGCGTCTTCAACGGCGGACTCAAGAGAGTCCGCCACTGAGTCAAACAGACTGCGAGACATCAGGCGTTTCCGCCCTCAGCCGAGCCGTCACCGCCGGTCTCGTCGTCTTCAACGGTTTCCGGTTCGGCCTCTTCAATTTTCTCAACGGCAGCGCCGTACTTCTTCGCCTGGGCTGGAGTGAGATCCAATTCCTTGCCGGCCGGGATCACGGTTTTTTCGCCTTTCTTGTCACGCTCTTCAATGCGCGAAACGGTGATGTAAGTCATGGCTGTTTACTCTCTGGCTGTATCTGAGGAATTACCGGGGCCCGCTCAGGCCCCGGTAGGGCTTGCTGTAGCGCTACCGCCTGGCTATCAGGCTACGGTGGCGAACAGGGTGGCATCGGCCAGGCGAGGTACCGGCATGCCACGGCTCTGGGTCATCATGTTCTCAACCGGTGGATTCTCGCTGTCCCAGTTTTTCGGGAACATCTCCAGCGGGCGATAACCGGCTTTCTTGTCGAGGATGGCGCCATAGGCACGAACACCACCGACACCGACAGACACACAGGCCACGCCGTTATCAGGGATGAACAGCTGCTTAACGCCATTCTCGTCACGCCAGTAACCGGTGTAGGACCACAGCTCAGGGCCAGCACCGCCGAAGTTTCCGCGATACATTGCCAGGTTTGTTGCCGGGGCGGTTTCGAACACGGAGTCTGAACCGCGGCGGGTTTCCACCAGGTCTTTGAACTCTGCGTTTGCCAGCGCCTTACGGAAAGCACCCTGGCCAAACAGCACGTGGGTGCACGGCGCCGCCATCATGGCAAACCAGTCTTCGAAGTCTTCCACCGGTTTGTCGGTACCAGAGCCCCACACCGCACCGCCAGTGAGAGTGATGGTGTGGTTTGGATCGCGCCCGAAATCTACTTCCGATTTCGGGTAGTCCTCGCCCTCAACCACGATCTTGCCAGTGCGCAGGAACTGGGCGGCCATCCATTCCATCCGGCGAAGGATGGACTTCCGGTGGTTGTCCAGAATGTCCATGCGCACCGCGTTCATCCGTTGCTCCGGTGTCATCTCGCCATCCATGCCTTCGCCCGGCTGGCGCTTCAGGGCCCGGTCTGGCTTAACGATGTCCAGGGGCTTGATGGTGGGCGGAACAAAGGACCGCAACGCACCACCACGCTCACGGCGAGGCTTGCCGGCAACGTACGGACTGACGAAGGGCGCCAGGGTTTCATCCAGTTCGATCTTGTCGAAAGCGATTTCTTCGGTACCGAAGGTAACGACTTCCTGGAACAGCAGGTTCAGCAGAAACGGGCTAAACCGGTCCAGCTCGCGCATGGCGGCGAGCAGCGTGGTTGTTTCGTAGGCCATGGTGTTTTTCCTCTTACAGTGTCAAGTGTCAGTCAGGCTGGCGCGCACGCCATGCTGGGGCTGGTTAGTAGGGTTTAACGATGCTCAGCGGCGTGCCATCGAAGGCGGCGTTGAGCGTGTCAACGGTCCAGCTGGCGTCGAAGTTGACCACGTGCTCATTCAGCCAACCGCCGCGCACGTACTGGCAACCTTCGACCCCAGCGGAGGCGTCGATGTCGTGAGCCAGTGCGCCGACCGGCACCTGGGAACCGTCTGTGGCAGTTTCAACGGAAAGCGTCAGTACGCCGGTTGCGGTCACCCGGCCAAGGATGGCGCCACGGGTGAGGTTCTGGCCGGAGGCCAGGTTGCCACGGCCGAAGTCAGCCAGACCGCCGATGATGAGGCTATCCGGCTGGAAGTTTTCTGTGCTGGTACGTGCGATCTGGTCGCTCATGGGTTGTTCCTCGTGTTCGAATTGAAAGAGTTACCCGCCACCGGCGGGCCGGTTATTTGGCGGCTCGGCCGGTGAACTTGCGGTAGTCGGAGATCAAGGCCACTGAAGGATCAGGCTTTTCCGGGTCACCATCGGCAGACCCGTTATCAGCGCCGATCTTCGGCTGTTTGGTGTTGCCCATGGCCGCATCCAGCAGGCTATTGTTGGCAGCCTTGGGGGCCTCATCGGCAGCGGCCAGCGCGGCCTTGGCGTCTTCAACGCTCATGCGGGTGTTGAACGCCAGGTGCTGGGCCAGCTTGGTGCGGCCCTCGGCTTCCTCACACCGCAGGATTCCGGCAACGCGGGCCTGCTCAGCAGCGGCGGCATCGGCGGCAATGGTGATTGTATCCACGGGTTGTTCCTGTTCCGCACCAGCATTGCTGGCCGGGGTTTCGGTGGTGGCCTGTTGCTGCTGGGCCACCGGCTTTTTGGTGCTGTCGGTCATGGTGCTTACTCCGATCGTTTGGGTGGTTTGGACGTAGTCCGAGAAGGCGGCCAGCATGTCGTGACCGTTGATGAGCTCATCCGCGAATCCAACGTCGATTGCGTCTTGCCCGGTGTAAATCGCGGCCTCCGTGGCCAGGACGGCTTCGGCAGACAGGCCGATCTGGTCAGCGACCATTCCGGCGAATGCCTGGCGTAGCCGGTCGCTTTCCGACTGGAAGCGCTCCAGTACCTGTGTCGGCAGGTTTTTGTAGGGGTTGCCGTCCACCTTGAAAGCACCGGAGTGAATCAGGGTTACGTCAATTCCCGCTTCTTCCAGCTGCCGCTCAAAACTGGCGTGCATCATCACCACACCCACGGAACCGCTGCGGGCCGTGGCGGTGGTGTATCGGAAGTCTGTGCTGCTGTGAATCGCCATGGCGGCACTGGCGGCCATGTCGTAGGCAATGGATCCGATCGGCTTGATGCCACGCAGTTCGTGGATCCGGCGGGCGGTATCAAAGCAGCCGCTGACCTCACCGCCCGGGCTGTCGATATCCAGAAGAATGCCGGTAACGGTGTTGTCGCGCAGCGCGTCTTCAATGCGGGCGATGATGCCGTCGTAACCGGTCATTCCGGAATAAGGCTGCAGATGCCCGAATTTGTGCACCAGGGAGCCTTCCACGGGGATCACGGCAATGCCGTTCATCACCTCATAGGGGCGGTTGCGCGGCCGGTCCGGATCAAACGAATCCGCTCGCATGCGCAGCTTTTCCTGAGTCTCCACCAGGCCGGTTTCATCCTGCAGGGTGGCAATGCCCAGCCGGGGCGCCAGCGCGCCAATGAATACCCGGGCATAGCCAGGCTCCAGCAACAGCGGCTGATTCAGCACACGGGCTGCAATGTTCTGGTGTCGCATAGGTTTCTCCGGGTATTAAAAAACCCCGCCGGGGCGGGGCTCGGAATTGGTTGCAGGGGCTGGATTCGAACCAGCGACCTTCGGGATATGAGCCCGATGAGCTGCCACTGCTCTACCCTGCAGAAACGTTAAGCCGTACCAGGTGCAACCTCTGGCTCTTCCTGATCCGGCGCCAGTGCCTGGGTTTTCATCCAGCTCGGTGGCGGCAAGCCCGCATCTCTGCGTTCCTGCATCTCGCGCACCTGCTGGGCAAATACTTCCTGGTAATCCTCTCCCATCTTCGCCAGTTCTTTCTCGAAGGTGGAAAGGCCGGATTCGATCAGCAGTACGGATTCCTTCACTTCCTTCAGGCCGTCGATGGCCAGGCGGCCGGCGCCGATCCATTCGGAATTGCACCAGCTGGCTTTTGCCTGGTAGAAATCCCGCGTTGCACTGCGGGGCAGCTGGATTTCGCCACGGTCCAGCGCTTCTTCGAACCAGAGCGCAAACACCATGGAGGCAAACCGGCTGGGGATGATCTTCCGGCGGCCCATGTAGTAGCGCCAGCTTTCCATCATGCTAGCCCGGGCACTGCTGTAGGTGGTCTGGCTATAGTCCTTCGCCAGGGATTCATAACTGGTGTTCATCCCGGCGGCACACCACCGCAGGATGGAGCGTTCCAGTTCACTGAAGCCGTTGTCCGCATTGCTGCTGGTCATCAGGTTCAGCTTTTCACCCGGCATCAGGTGCGGGATCTGGACGCCGTTCAGGCGGATGTCCGCGCCCTTGTGATAGTCCGTCAGCACCGACATGAATTCATGGAGCTTGTCAGTGTCTGTCTCGCCGCCGATCAGTTCGAAGGCGGCTTCCGGCCCCATCTCGGATTCAATCACCGCCGCGTACATGGCGTTCACGATGGCGTTCTGCAGCTTGGTGTGTTGCAGCTTGCCCAGCTGGGGCAGCTGCTCCATCACCGATAGGAACTGGTTCGCGCCCCGGGTCTGGCCATCGCCACGGGGCTCGAACACATGCAGGAACTGTTGCCGGCCCCAGCTGGTTTCCCGTGGTACCCGGGTCCACTCATAACCCAGGCCACTGGTACCGAACCCCGCACCGTGGGTCTCATGGTTGCGCACCCAGTAGGCAACCGCGGCGCCGTAGCGGTCTACATCCACCCCGCCCCTGCGGCTGTTGGTGTCCGGCAGGTTGTGCGGGTTGCTGATGCGGTGGTTGTTGATCAGCTTGATGGCGGTGCGGAACGGGCTGCCGGTGCGGTCGATCCACTCGGCACTGGCGCTGGCTTCACCAACGGTGGCATGTGTGGCCACGACTTCGCGGCACATCATGGTGAGGGTTCGCTTGCGTTCGGCATCGACCCAGCAGTTCACGGGGTCTTCCGCGTATTCGGTGAAGGCCGCTTCCACGTCCTGGGCAAAGGCCCGGGCGTCTGCCTCTGTCATCCCAAGGGCACGCCACCGGGGCTTATAGCTGAGCCGGAACATGTGGCCAACGATGTTGTCGACGTGCAGCTGTACGCCGTTGCTGGCAATGCCATGGTTGCGTACCAGGTCTTCAGCACGAGCGTTGCCCTTGGAAAGATCCGGCAACAGAGCGGCATCCGCAGTGCGGCCGCCAGGGTTCCAGCGGCGCATCTGGCCACCGAAACCAGCGCCGGCACCGGAGTAGCCGCCCACGTTGGCCATCGGTTTACCGGAGGCATCCAGCAACCTTACAGTCGGTTCTTGCTTGGCAATGGCAGACATCAGTAAGACACCCTCGCAGGCCGCCGGCGGATTGGGCCGGTGCTGAGTTGCGCTTCCAGCTCTGTGATATAGGCACGGAGCTCGGAGCGATCGGCCGCGCGGAACTCCACCGTTTTACCATCCCGCTGGATCCGCACCACGGCCTGGCCAGTCATAAGCTTGTGGTAGGCAGACTTCGCTTCCATCAGTTGCTGTTTTGTCGACATCAGTTTCTCCGGGCAAGATCAGCAAAGCTGCGCTTGCGGCCTTCTGGCTTGGAAATGGTGACCTTCGCGCCGGCGCTGGAGGCCTTCGCGGGCTCTGCTTTATCGTCGGTACGTTTGGCTGGTTCAGGAACCGAAGGCGCCAGCAGGTCGCCCTGCTTCAACTGGGCCTCCAGGGCGTCCCATTGGGCCGGCTTCTTGATGTGGGCTTTCACGGTTCTGGCCGCATGCAGGGCGTAGACTTCGCAGTCCAGGCCCTCATTTCGTACGCCGGATTTGAGCTGCCACACCTTGCGGCCACCCCGTTGCCGGGACGGCGCTTTGATTTCGCTGGTTATCTGGGTGTAGTAGTCAGACCGAACGCCGTTGTACCAGTGCATCCGGCCCGGGCCGTTGCCGGTGAGTTTCAGCCGGGCGTCGATCAGATCCTTGGCTTTGTGGGTACCAACGATGAACACCGGCAGGCCGTACTTGGCGGCCTTGGTGGCCCTGTTGTTGGTGTCCACCTTCTTGGCCGGGGTCACGATCTCCCGGTTGATGTTCATGGACTCACCCTTGATGGCCATGACCTTCACACCCCGATTCCGGCGGGTGCGCACGTAGTGGTAAACCGCGTCGTTGGTGCTGCCATCCGATGAGTCAAAGCTGGCCGCTGTAACGTGCACATTGAATCCCAGTTCGTGCTGGTAGCTGCCGAACACGTAGCTATCCAGCTCCTCCCATACCGGGTCTGTCTTGTCCATGCAGCTGGTTGCAGCGGCGATCTCGCCCCAGTAAACGAGCCAGCTTTCCTCTCCCCGGCCCCACGCTCGAACGATGATGGCGAGCCGGTCGTGCTGTACGTCCACGCCGATCGTCAGCATCAGCCCGCCGGCGGGCACGGTCATTTCCTGGTATTCCTTCGCCCGTTGCTCCAGGTCTTCCGTGCTCGGGGCATCGGTGCGGTATTCGTAGGCCAGGCCAAGGCAGCTGTTCTCGAAAACGATCATCTCGCTTTCGTCGCCACTCTCCAGCGCGTGCCGGGCTTCCAGGTATCGCTCTACCAGCATGGCCAGTTTCGAGCCCGGGAAAGGCGAATACAGCTCGTTGATGTAGAACCCGGCCACGCCCCTGAAAGGCTTTTCCGCTATCCATTTGCCCTTTCGGACGTTGCGGTTTTTGTCCACATCCCGCCAGGGAACGCCACAATGCGGGCACACGTAGCGGGCGGTGTTGGTCTGGGCCCGGCCGTATACCTCGTCTTCTGTCTCGGCTTCGTTATCCCAGATCACGTTGTCCCAGTGCAGAACGTGGCTGTCGCCACACTCGTGGCAAGGCACGTGGAACTTGCGCCGGTCGCTGGCTAGGTAGGCCTTTTCAACTCGGCTCAGGCCCTTCACTGAGGGCGTGCCGCCGAAGATCACCTTTCGGTATTCGTAGGTTTTGGCCCGCTCCTCGAGGAGCTTGACCGAATCGCCCTGCCCTTTAACGTTGGTGTTGCAGTCGTCTGGTTCCTCAACACAGACCACCGGGGCCGACAGGGACTTCACGTTGTCCGGTGCGTTGGATGCCACCAGGGCCAGAAACCCGCCCGGGAACTTCTTGAAGTCGGTCCGGTTGCCCGTGGTGCGGGAGGTGGTCACATCCACCAGCGGGCGGAGTACTTCCGTGGCCTCCACCATGGGCACAAACTTCTGATCCAGATACTTCCGGATCGTCTTGTCCTTTGGGAAGAGCAGCACCACCGGGCAAGGATCGTTGTGGATCCTGCGCCCCAGATAGTTGTTCCACACGCCATCTGTCCAGGCCACCTGGGCAGACTTCATGCACACCACTTCTTTCGTGGCAGGATCATCCAGCGCATCGAGCATACCGGGCACCCACGGGGTGAGATCCGTGGAGTACTTGCCCGGCATCGGGCTGCTTTCCTGAGCCAGGTACCGGAACCGGTTGGCCCAGTCAGTCGAGCTGATCTTCTCCGGCGGCTGAAACTTCGCCAGCGCCTGAGCGATCACCCGGTCCAGGTTGGCTACCAAGCGATGCCAATTGTCTGAGGATCGATCGAGAATGCTCATTCAGTAGCTCGATATCGAGATCGATGTCATACATCGTGTCGATCTCGGTTTTGAGTTTGGGGCTGCCCGTCAGAACACCTGTTCTGATAGCCAACACCACCTGTTCCAATCGAGCCCCGATCAGTTCACCTGGTACTAATTCTTCAAGATCCTTTGCCAGCGCCAGCTCTTCGCGGTCGCCTTTGATGCGTTCCAGACGCTCACGGGAGGATTCATGGCGGGCGCCAGATACGGCGCGCGCCACCAGCCACTCGTGAACATCCTGTGAATCGTATTCGTTGGCCTGCCCCCGGGAGCCGGAGAACGCCACCGGAAAAGAAGGGTCCTTCTGGTACGCCGTAAAGCTGCGTTCCGAGATCCCGAAGATCTCAGCCAGCTCGCGTTTGTTAACCCGCTTACCCATCTTCGTCACCAGAAAGTGATCCGAAATCGCTTCCGCAAACTGTTAATGTTTGCCAGATCGCGAACAAGCAACTTTGAACACCTCGTAAACCCCTGATATTAAACAAAGGAAGGAAGGCCAAGTACCTCTGAGGTGTACGAAAATTCCGCGTCTGCGCCGCCCTCGTTGGGCCCACTGCTCCAGAAGGACCCGTTCCCATCTCAGTCCCTCACATGCACATCGAGAGACTCGGAAAGACCCGGCCCGACGATCACCAGACCGTCTTCATAGATTGAGCTGAACACAACAACCTTGCCTTCATAGTTGCCGTAGGGAAGATTCAGATCTCCGAGAACCGCAGACACGTCATTGCCCGATATCTGCGCCTCAACCTCTGCCCCTTCCACCACAATCTTTGCCGAGGTAAAGCCAGCGGACTGGAGGGTCCAGCCCTCGTCGCCAGTCTTGGCAACGGTGAACGTCTCTACGTTGTCATACCCCCTGAACGCCATGACTCGCATGGCTTATACCGGTGTCACTTCACGGATGTAGAACACCACGGCGGGGATGTTCAGCGTATCCCCGGTCTGGTTCGTAATATCGCGGTCCGTTACATCCTGCACCAGGTACACGGTTTGACCCACCGAATCGTAGACTGCAACCGCAATGTCATCAGTGGCAGCAGCGGTACCGGAGGGATCAATGCCGCTTTTGCCGTTGATCGTTACCTGCAGGTCCTCGCCGGAAGCGGTGAAGTTCCAGTCACCGCTGGCCAGGGTATCCTCGGCAATGATCTTGCCCTGGAACGCGGCAAACGTATCCGCTTTAACCGGGTTGACCACTAGGGCGATCTTGTCGGCATTTTGCTGGGCACGATCTGGCCCGTACCGCTTGAAATCGGCATGAGAAAAGTTGGTAGGCATGGGTGTCTCCGTCAGTGAACGCTGTGCTTAAACTGCATGGTGTAAGTGGGGGTAGTGCGCCGGACAGTGAATCCCGTGGTTGTCCGCGAAACCGTGAGCTCACGGGGATCAAGGAACATGGCCGAGCCAACGATGTCCGCGATCTCTGCCTCAGTGAGTTGTTCCGCCTGGCTGGCAGTAATCACCAGTGTCGCTGCTGTTACCACCAGGTTAGCGTTGGTGCCCTGCTCTACCGCAGTGCCATCGACAAGCGCCAACAGCGTGACGGAAGCTGTGTCAGAGTTGGTCGACTGCTCAAGCGTCACCACCTGAAGGCCAGTACCATCCAGAACCTCAAGCGCCTCAACCTGCGCCAGCTGCTCAGCCGTGACCGCCATCAAGGTGTAGTCGGCGGCAACCTGTACTGCCAAAGCCTGAGTTCGGGATTGGCCAGTCACAGCCTCCAGAAGCGCTGACTGGCTGGCACTAACCGGCTCAGCCTGCAACAGCTGCTCCACCACCGCGACAGTAAGAGCGTCGGGCTGGACAATGGAGACATCCAGAGCCTCTGCACTGGCCAGCTGCTGAGCTTCGACGCTACCCAGCAATGCCGAGAGTGCCAGGCTTGCTTGTTGCGACTGGCTGATCTGTTGCGATTCAACACCAGAAGCCATGGCGATCTGACTAACTGAAGCGATCTCTGAGTTAGCGGACTGACTGAGGATCACGGCGTCAACAGCCGAAACCTGAGCAGCAGCTACTGCCTCTGCCTGGGTGTGCTGCTGGATCGGTGCCAGGGTGAGGGTTATTTCATCGCCACCCGGAGCAACGGGCCCTGTAGGTGCTGGGTCACCGTTTGTGCCTACTGCAATGGAGTGAATGCTAACCGTAGGGGCGCTTAAACTGCCGAAGAGTACGCTAACACCGACAAACCCACTAACCGCCAACGGAGATGCGTCTGTGTATGAAATCTGAGGGGCCGCCGGCCTGGTGTCTCCTGATAGCCAGAAGCGAACCTCAAACAACCCACCGTCGCGGATAATCTCGATGTATTCGGTTATCGGTATCCCAGTCAGGCCGCTAGTGCTGGCAAGGGTCGAATCCGAACCGGAGTTATATTTGCTCAGCCTAAACCCTGGCTCTCCCCATACCACATAACCCGTTCTGGTGGAGGTAGTGCCTGACCCACTTAGCAGTGGCCCGACGATCTGCTTTTCGTTGGTGGTGTTTGATGATATGTGCGTCGCCAGTATCCGAACGGTCGTACGACCCTCGGTTACTGGCGTTGCCAGCTTAAAAGCCGTCCGGGTATACCCGGCCTGCGCGGCAGTAACCTCAATGCTTTTGTCGGTGGCGCTTAGAGGGTTGCCAGATATTATGTCAAGCGATATACCGCCCCAAACCGTTTGATACTCAGCTGGCACAACCCCAACCGTGGCATCTCTGAAGTCGTCAAAATACTCAGCCATCAGCTACCCCCAATCCGCCCACGCGGGCGGTCAGAATAGCCAGCAGCAGCAAGAACATCCGAAACAGCATGCGACGCCGTATTAACGCCCGAAACAGATTCAGGAGTCCGCACAGCGGCATAGACCACTCCACCGATCTCCCCGTACCAAGCACACCAGCCGGCACCCGGAATCACACCGGGAGTTTGACCACCAAGCTCAGCATCAGGCACGGCCTCAGTCACATACCAATATCCGCCGTCAGCCAGCTCTGGCGGAGTGAGTAGGTTCATACCTGCACCCACCCATAGGCGCCGGGCTCCCACACATTGCTGCCTACACTCACTTCCCAGATCGCTCCGTTGTGGCGGACCCTTGTGGGATTACCGAACACGTCAGTAAGCGGGTAAGCATTCTGCCCGCCGAGAGGCTGTATCCAGTCCGGAATAACGTCATCCGGCTCCGGCTCATGCTCTCGAACGATTCCGAACCGGTCGATGTGCCACTGCCTGTCCTTCAAAAGCGTTCCATCAGCTTGCTCAGTGAACACGCCGCAGTGGCTGGTACGCTCCCCGGGTTGACCAATCCGCGACACACTGGAGTTAACCGCCACGGACTTCGCCTGGTCATAGATATGGTCAGCGTCTGCCTTATTGGCAAAAGTCGCGTGAATCAAAACAACGTGCGGCATTAAAACACTCTCCTAAACAGGGCCACCAACTGCCTGAACCACTTAATCAGGCGACCCTTAATTCCAAAGGGGCGTTTGGGATTTGCTCCGAGATAGCGAACTCAACCGGGTTTGACCAGTCCGAAACGCGCTCTGGGTCTTCCTTCGCGAACGTCCGCAGCACAACCTCATAGGTGCCGTAATCAAGGCCAAGCCCGCCAATGGGTGCTTCATAGCCGGTACCAGTCTGCAGTTGGGCCGGCACAACCATGAGCGGCGTGATATTGCCATCAGCCACAAGCCCAACTTCGTATTCCAGGGCGTAGGTGATGGGGGTTCCGTCCACGTTGGTCGTGGGGCCCTTCCAGCTCAGGATCGTTGGATTGACTTTCATCGTTCAGATGACCTCGTTTGGTATGCAGTTCAGGGCCAGGCTGAAAAATGCGTTACCAGGTAAAGGCCCGTGATCATAAAGGCGATCAAGTTCGCCATAAGCGCAATGACAATCCGGTAAACCGGCCAGTGAACAGGGATCGAAAGAAGGATCGCTACGTGGATGGCCAGCGCGATCAGGACCACTACCGAGAAACCTCGTGATCAATCGGGCGCTCATCCCAAGCCCGGATATCGTCTTTGTCGCCTTCGCAGGCGGTAGCAACCTTCTTCAGCTGCTCAGCCCACACCGGGCACCAATCAATCCGCCTCGGTGGAGCTGGCAGGGTTCGCCGCACCAGGTAATCCGCCGGCACGCGTTTCTTCACGTACTCGGTCCGGGTCAGCCACTGTGCCGGCCCGCATCCGCTCAAAAACAGCATCAGGCCACACATACTCAGGGCCACTACAAGGCGCATCTTTCACCAGTTCCTTCAGCTCAGCCTCAGCAGCGGCCAGCTGGTCGTTGAGGAATTGCTCACGCTCGGAGCGGATCACAGCCTGCTGATCGCGCCAGGCAATGTCTGCCTCAAGGCGAGCAATTTGGTTCAGGTTTTCCTGATTGGTCACCTTGGCCTGCTCCATGGCCTGGGTGAGCGTGCTGTTTTCCTCCAGCAGCTGCTCGCGATCGCTCCACAACCACCAGAAAGCACCAGCCACCACAACCACCAGCGTCCCGATAATCGGTACCAGGTACGGCGCCAGCTTTGCCTTGGCCGCTTCCAGAATCACTGCTTCACCTTCCCTGCCCAGGCTTCAGCAATGTTGTTGCCGAAGTAGCTCACGATCAGCGTCACGCACACGCCGTAAGACCAGCCGATCACAGCGGCCATGGCTACCAACGTGCCCGGCTTCCAAAGCTCAACCGCAGACCACAGAAAGGTCTGAACGAAGGCCCACCACATACCCGCGTAATAACCACGGCGCCGGTGCTTCCACCAGCGGTTGGGATCTGGGTGGCTATCATCCGGCATTACCGCCGCTCCTCGTCACTCATCCGCCGCTTCAGAAGCTCCAGCTCAGCCTTTAGCGCTGCCATCTTCGCGTTGCACTCTGCCCGCTCCCGGCGTAACTCTGTCGCGTGCTGGTTGGCCTGGGCCTTCAGGGCGATATCCAGATCACCCACCAGGGCATTCAACCGGCTCACCTCGTCAACCAGATGCTGAATCAGCGCGTTTTCACGCTGGGCCAGGTTCTCATCCCGGGCGATCTTGCCCCGGCTCTTAATCCCGAACAGCCCAACCACCAGGTAACACATGGTCATGAAGGCGCCGCCGATAACGGCCCAAACGCCTCCACCTTCACTGAAGCTGCTCACTATTGAACTGAAGGGCATCCGATCATTCCGGGTCATGTGGGCTCGGGGTTTGGGATGGGAGATCAAATCAGCGATCGGGCCAGGTCATAGCAGGCGAACAACCTGCGCATCCAACCCAGCCCGTAAATATCATCCAGGTGATCAAGCAGCGCATAATCATGGCCCCGGTGTGATGCGAACTCCCGGGCCAGCTTGCCGGAATCACAGTTATTGGCAGCGGCAATGGTTACCGGGCCGATCTTGCCATCCACGTAGGCGCCTGCAGCCTTCTGCAGGAACGTAATGGCATCCTCCGGGCCCTGGTTTACCGCAGCATCGAACACCTGCACCGCAACCGCCGCAGGCAAATCCGAGCAGCGGCAAACGTCCCAGTAATCCGCCTTATAGATAAAGCGAACGTTCTCATGGTGCAGATCAGAGACCGATTTCGGCAGGCCCGCATCCGGCCACTTCCAACGGGCCCGGTCCAGCGAGTCCTGAGTAATGCCAAAGTTGGTATGGCCGCCAGGGTCACGCGGATCGTTAACCTCGCCACCTTCCCAGCTGAGAACGTGGGTCAGGCCCATATCGAAAGCGCCCTGCATGTGCGGCCTCCAGAAATAAAACAGCCCGAGCCGAAGCCCGGGCAAAGGTCCCGGCATAAAACCAATGAGACTCAGAGACAAACAACCGCCGCCGGCCAAACCCACCAAAGCCCCAAAAGAAAAACCCGGCCATCGCTGACCGGGTTTTCAAGGGCTCTTTTGGTGTTCAGCCATACTTCTGCGACTGTACGAGATTTAGGCTATATTCGTGCATGCACAAAGTCAACTATAGCTGACTATTTTTTATGTCAGCCTTACTCAAACAACCGACCATCCACCCAGGCCTCCGCACTTCGCAGCAGCACCCGCACCTTCTCCCGGCTGGTGTTCACCTCCAGGCCAATCATGGAATAGTCCCAGCGCCGAACGTAGTAGGCCAGCACCACCTTGCCCAGCTCCGGCTCTCGCTTCTTCAGGCAGGCCACCGCCTGGTCCACCGCCAGGGCCTCATCATCCGGTACCGAACAGCCACCCATGCCGGCAGTCAACTGTACCGCCGCATAGCCCGAGTTAACGCCACCACTGCGCACCCACACGCCCCAGTCCTGCAGTCTCCGCTTCGTGTCTTCCAGCATAGCTGTCTCCAGTCAGTGTTTTTCTCGATATTCAGGGTCTATACAACGTTTTGCTGAAACGCTGTATAGAAGTAGCCCTTGGGGCACAAGGGATATACATAGCTACAGGGTTTACAGGGTATGTTTCCTCGCGCGGGAGAATTTTTTTATTAACACTGGGTCTTAAGTAATTTCATAAATTACACACGCGCACGCGCGCCAGACCCAGCAACCCCTGTAAACCCTGTATATCCCTTGTGCCCCATAGCCCGGTTATATACAGGGTCTTAAAGTGGTGCCTGCAAACCCTGTATAAAATGGGGCAAACTCACCCTATACATCGTCCATCGTTCCTTGAGTCCGGTTCCTGAACTCTTTAACGCACTCACCTAGCCAGTCCATCTCCGTCCCCTTCTCAGGCTTATTACACCCATCAGGAATGAAGAAGGTGCCCAGCTTCTGGCCAACCTCACCAAGCCGGTAAAACTTCCGCGTCTTGTAGATCTTGCTGGCGTAGATGGTGATCAGCTTCGTCTCACTCAGCGCCCGGTTGCCCGTTTTCTTACACCACGCCTGGTACACGTGGTACAGATCCCGGGTAAGGCACGGCGCAAAGGGCGCATCGGCCTCTCCATCCTTCCATTCCCGGAAGAACACCTCAAAGTTCGGCAGGCTGAACTCAATCACCCGCTGCCTGGCAATTGTGTCCAGAGGTTTCGTGTGCGGGGAAAAGTCCCCCAGGGGGTAATCCAGCAGCAGCTGGTAGAAAGCCGCCGGCCCACCGTTATCCAGCTCAAACGACACCCGGTTCTGCAGCTCCGCACTCAACGTGCCCTTGGGCCACACCACCAGGAACCGCCGATCACTGGGCTCAAGCGGGAACGGCTGAATCTCGTTACTGAGAAACACCCCGTTCATGTGGTTGGCTTCCTCCCAGCCGCTCACGAACTTCCGCTCGATGCGCTGGGTCTGCCCCGTGATCATGTGCTTGATGGTGCCCATCTGGTTGTGCTTCTCCGATCGGGAAAGCACCTCCTCAAACACCGCATACAGCAGCCGGCTTCGCCAATCCGTGTACTGGGATTCCAGCTGATGCTGGCCAAGGATCGCCGCGTACCGGCCATAGATCACCCGCATCACCTCGCCAAAGAACAGCGATTTACCACTGCCATGCACATCGGAATGGAACAGTAACGCGGTATCCAGCTTCGCCCCCACGTTCTGAAGCGGGTAAGCCAGCCACCTCACCACCCAGTCGATCGTGGCCTGGTCCTGGTTGCACAGGTGGCATAGCAGATCGAAGATGCCCTTGCACTTCTGATACTTCTCAGCCTTGGCCATATCATCCGGCACCAGCGGAATGCCGGTAAACGTGTTGATGGTGGTTTCGGTATCGGCCTGCTGGGTGGGGTCAAACACAATGTTGTCCTGGTCGATCACCTGCCGCCGTGGGTGTTCCATCCAGCGCGTGTAATCGTTCGGCATGTAGGCCTTCAGCGCCTCAAGTGGCACCACATCCTGCCGCTGCCTGTCCCAGGCGTTCTTGGTGGGGTAAATGTAAACAAACCGCTCAATAATCTGCATCAGCGGATCTTTCGAGGGGTCCTTCTGCTGCTGCCCGTTCACCTCTATCCAGGTCATCGTTCGCCGGTTCGGGTGCTTCATCCAGGCGTTGAACAGCTCATTGCCCATGGTGGCCTTCATGCCGGCCTGCTTGTACACCTTCTGCTGGTGCGAGTCGTAAATCTTCGTTTCACCATGGATCAACGCATAACGCTGCAGGGCCTTCTGAAGGCTATCGCCCTCCCCCGCACCCCCTGAATCAGAGGGGGCCAGGGGAGATTCATCCGCCGGGGAATCATTGCTGGCAGGCCCGGCCTCGATAGCCGCCATCACCTGCCGGCGAACCGCCTCAAGCCCTTGCGCCTTATGCAGATCATTAAAATCAGTCAGCGCCATCGGCAGCCTCCGAAAACTCCGGAACCACCCAAACGCCGTTCACCGCTTTAGCGGCCTCTTCTGCCTTCAACCGGCCCGGGTTCTTGCCGATGCGCTCCTCCGTCTCCCTGTCTTCATCACCGGCCACACAGATCAGCGCCGAAGGGAAGAACTGGCGAATGGCTTTCGCCACGGGCACCAGGTTGCCGGAATCAAAGGCCACCGCAACCGGCAGGCCGGTGGCCATGTGCACGCTGGCACCGGTGGCGTAGCCCTCCACAATCAGAACCGGGCATTCCGCCTCCGGTATATCCGTGAGCCAGTGAAAGGAACCTTCTTTCGGCGTACCGGTGAGGAACGTTTTCTCACCATCGGGCGAGATCCATTGAAGGCTCACCAGGTCCAGCGCGAACAGCTGGGGGCCGTCGCAGGCAACCGGTTTGTAGACAGGGACAACCACACTACCCCGGCTGTAACGAATCCCGAACGACGCCACGCCTTTGGCAGCCAGGTACTTGCTGGGCCCTTCCAGGGGTATCTTACTCCAGATGCGTTGTGCCCGTTCCTTACAGGCTTTCGCCGCTGCCTCCGCCTCTTTACGGGCCTTTTCCTGTGCCTGTTTGCGCCGGCGCTGGTACTCCGCGCGGTCTTCCTCCGTGAGCGAACCGGCGGGCATACCCACCTTGCGCTTTTCATCGGCCTTGTAATTGCCAAAGGCACCCGCCAGGCCAATACCGCCAGAGTTCAACCGGAACTCATGAACCACATACCAGCCGGATTTATTCTTGCCTTTGTCGGCACGGGGATAAGTGACAGGAACCCGGACCAACTTGCCCGAGGTATCGATGGAATCGACCAGGAGGCCGAGATCGCGCATCTGGGTGAGCACCGCATCAATATCCATTGCGGCCTCCGCAATCGTAAAAAAGTGACATGGAAAGAGCCCTCGATCCAGTATCTTGTTGGTTACTTATGCAGCAGTTAGGTCAGAGTCATCATTGAACGCAGGTCCAAAGACATCTGGCCGCATCTCGTAACGGGTGACAGCGCCACCAGCCGCAACCTCCAGACGGCGACAATGTTCGCTTGGAATTCGCTTCCAACCTCGCACCGCCTGGATGGTCACTCCGCAGATATCGGCAATTCTTGTCTTGGTTCGGATCTCGGGGCAGGCCTTCAACCGGGAGATGATCTGTTCAATAGACATGGTTACCTGACTCAGAAAGTAAGTTTTTAATTTACTTTATAGTCAGGCACACCTCCTTTGCAACAGAAATTAACGTGGATATATTTGCGCAATGACAATTGAACCTTTCATTCAGCGGCTTACAGAGTGCATCGTTGACGGCCCCGTGTCGCAAACGGTCATTGCAGATTATTGCGGAGTTACCAAGCAGTCAGTGGGAGGCTGGAAGCGGAACGGTTACATATCCAGGGAAAACCTCATGAAGCTGAGTGAGATCACTGGATATCGGTACTTGTGGCTCAAAACCGGGACCGGCCCAAAGCTAATTGACGATCCGGACAAGAACGCCACGGAGTTCCGGACAGAGGAATATGAAGGGTCATACGTGACAGGCTCCGGCAGCCTGGGAAACTCAGACGAGGGCCAGGACCTCATCGAAGCGATCGCCCAGGCAGCGGCATCCAAACAGATCAATAAGAAAGCCCTGGCACACCTTGCAGCGTTTTTCCGGGAGCTCGCCAAAGGCTAACCCTGACGGTTAATACATTCAGCCCAATGCTTTTCTGACACAATATTGGGCCTTCTCCCCTCCTCCCTGTATTCAACCGCCTTTTCAATCTTTCGCCCGTAAGACTCGTGAATCCACGAATCGCTCACCAATTCGCCCACCACCACAACATCAGTGTCTTTGGTCACGTTCTTGGCAATCGAGCCACCCAACGCAATCACCATCGCTTCACACTCTTTCCGAGTGCCCGAGGCAAACTTACCGGTGAGCACGAAACGACTTCCTGAAAATTCCAGATCGGGGACCGGATCACACAGAGGCAGAGTCGAGGCCGTCTTGTCCTCGCCAACATGAATACCTGCCACATCCATCAGCAGCTTTACCAGCTCACCCTGCTCATCATCATCCAGAACACCGTCAGCCAACATCTCATCGATCCGAGCAAGCATTACATTGGCCGGCCATTTCTCAGCGATGTCTGCGTTCTTCATCAGCCAGGACTGGAGAAACTGTGCTTCAGCCTGATTCACCGTACCATCTGCAATCACCCCTTCACAGATACCTAACAGCTGATCCAGCTTGCGATCATCCAACCGGCTTTTCCCAAAGCGCTGAAACAACGTGCTTTTGTCCTCATTCATTCCTTCGATCTCCTTGTTAACCTGCTTAACAAATAGCCAAATCCTATTAAATTTCAAATCAGTTTTAACTTATTTGTGGGTCAGTTTACTTTACCAAACTGAACAATAGCCTTACTCTGAAGGTCAGTTTTAACTGACTATGAGGTAAGGCAATGGACACCTTCACCGCCACCGAATTCACAGCCTGCAACAAAGACAACCTCTTCACGAAGAGCCAGTTGGAAACGCTTGCCTGGATGGCGGAAGGGAAAGAGAACTTCGCCATCGGCATCCTGCGCGGCCACGGCGAACCCGGTGCCAAGAAGCTCACCTGCCAGGTAATGCACAAACTTGAGTGCAACAACCGCTGCCTGGCCATCGCCCGGGCGTTCTCCAAGGGCTACCTCATTGCCAAAGCGGCTACCGAGAAAGCCGCAGAAGCCGCCAGAAACAATGCCGCCAAGGCCATTGCCGGCGTGCTCATCGTTATCAGCGGCATCACCGCGGGCACCGGTACCGGTGATTCATTCCTCAGAACAGCCAGTAGCCGCAGCCAGAGCGTTCAGCGCGTGCGCTGGGAAGAGGTCCTGCCGGCCAATCACGGAGGGGCAGCGTGATGGACAACAAAACCGCCTGGCAAATCCTTGCACCGATCTTCGATCTGGAAGGACAGACCAGCAACACCAACGCTTCCTACCAGTGGGAACTGGCACGTCAGATTCAAGCAACGGGCAAATCCGCGCGCGATCTCACCCTTGGAGAGCTTCTGGAGCTTTGCAAAAAAGCTGACGGCGTTTACCTGAGCCTGCTTGAAAAGGGGGAGATATGAGCCAGCAAACCACCCCACTCTACGAAGCCGCCCGCATGCTCAACCTCGGGCCGCAGAAGCTCTACCGGGCCCTGCGCAACCGCAAGGTGCTGGACAAGTACAACCTGCCTTACCGCCGCTTTGTTCAGCAGGGGCTGTTCACCACCGAGCTGAAGTCCTACGAGCATCCAACGCTGGGCAGCAAAACCTACGCCACGCCTCAAGTCACCGACAAAGGCATCCGGTGGCTGGCCGAACAGTTCGAAGTGGAAATTACCGAAGCCAACTCACACCAGGAAACAGGAACGGAAGCATGAAGGTTTCAATGTCCAACGCCCTCGAGGGGATCGAAGTCACAGTGTCTCTGACATGTGCCGAGCCAAGCGATCTACCTTCTGGGCCAGCTCTTCAACTTCAATCACAGCCCGGAGGTGACGAAGCCGAAGTTTCGGATCGGCTCCTGGGTACTTTGAACCGTGCATTACCAGGTGTGCTTGGTGAAGCAGTTGGGCAGCTTCGGATAGCGATTGCAGAAATGCATCTTTCTCGGATTTCTGAGTCACGTAAGGCTTACTCCTTTGCCGAGGCTTTAAAGGACTATGAGGGCGTTGCCTACTCTCCGGCTCGCCCGCTCACTGAAATCATAGTCGTTTATGGCTCAGAAGAATGCCGCACCCCTGCCAACGCCGGCAAATTGAAAGCGCACTTCAAGCCAAACGTAGTGATCGAGGGTGAGAACAGCGCCAGAGCACCACAGCCCGGTGAGCGCACGTTGATCCTTACCAACTACACCCTTTCCTCAGCCATCGAAGCCCTTTCACTGGATCGCCAGGCTGATGCTCAAAAGTTTGATTCCGTCAGGTTCATTTCCTTCACCGCCGCCATGCAGGAGCTCAATTAATGCAATCCGAAAACCGCCCCACAGCCCAACAGCTACTGGCCAGCTGGCAACTCATCTGGCAACGCAAGCTCAACGGCAAGCCGGAAGAACTGAAAGAGGCGATCACCAGCCACGTGAACCTGTTTCCCAAGGGCAACCATGGCGAAGCGGAAGAACGCACCCGGCGCACCGTCGCAGCCTACAGCGGAGACCCCGCCGCTATCCGCGCGCTCATCCAGCGTGGCAAAAACCGCCTGCGGGCAGGGTAAGGAGCGAACCATGGCAACCCTCAACTTCCCAGACAACACCCCGGTAGCGGACCTCAAGCAGGCCCGGGCCGCCGTTGGCAAAAGCCTGCAGTACCGCCCGGGGCCCAACAGCAAACCCCAACCGGAGGACGTGCCCTATGGCCACAACCGCCGCACTGCTCATCTTCAGCCTGTCGCTCGTCTGGCTGATTAAACACGCAACCATTGAAAGGACGCACCAGGATGACATCACCCATGCCACAAGAAACAAACGCGAAACCCTTTGGCTCTGCATCCCCTTCGCAGGGCGCAAGCACCGGTTTCGGCTCCATGAGCACACCTTCACATCTCACGGCGCTGGACGGCCGCCTGGCCTGGCTGGATCTCAACACCCGCCCACAGGCAGTGAACCAGGCCCTGAACTTGATGTTCTCCGCCGCTATGCAGGACGGCACCGACGCCAACCGCGCCGGTCGTTTTTTGTTGTCCCTATGGAGCCCAGACCAGCACCCCCTGGACCTGAATGACCTGGGCTTTTTCGAGCGGGAACTCAACTACGCCTGCCGGCACCTGGTCAACTTCATTATTGCCTGCCAGATAAGCTTCCAACAGCTGGTCACCCACAGCCAGATGGAACCCATCATCGCCGCCTGGGGAGAAGAGCACCAATGAACACCGGCGCCAAGAAACCAGAGCTCACCCTGGAACAGCTGGAAACCGCCTTTGAAGAACTGGTGGTCCATTTCGATCGCACCGTGGCGCACCTGGAACAGGCCATCAAGCTGATCGCCAAACAGGGCCAGCAGTACGGCGAGGCCATCGCCTGGCTGCAGGACATCCGCAAGGCCGCCGGCGCCACCGCGCCCGGTGCCAGCCACCAGGAACTGTGCCTGATCATCAAGGATCTGCGCCACCGCGCCTTTGAGAACGAAGCCAACAAGCTGCAGGAGGAGCACTGATGCCCCGCGCTTGCATGACCAAAACCCACAACCTGGCAGCGCTGATGCGCCTGCCAGATCTGGAACTCAGGACCGAGATCCAGACAGCCGCCACGGCTGACCCCCTACAGGGCCTGCACCTGTGCCACGAACTGCTGAATGCCGAGCAGTACTACCCCACCCGCCGGGGCCTCAACAAACTGGTGGGCCGGGAGGTAGAGCGCATTGGCCAACAACTCACCCAGCAACCGGAGTTAACACTGTGACTGGAAGCAACCGGGGCACCGACCTGCCCGAATTCATCAACGATCTGGACGGTGGCGTGTTCGCCGAAAAGGTCTCCCGCGCCTTGAGCGATGTCGCCGCCGGCGTGGTCGACCACAACAAAGCCGGCGAAGTCACCCTCAAGTTCAAGATCGATCGCATCGGCAACAGCTACCGAGTCGGCATCAAGCACCAGCTCAACTACAAGGTGCCCGAAGCCAACGGCAGCTACAGCCAGGAGAACACCACCGAAAGCGTGATGCACGTGAATCAAGGTGGCCGCATGACCGTGTTCCCGGAGAACCAGCACCAGCTGCTGAGCAAATCCGGCGAGCCAAATTCACAGGATCAGGAGTAATCCATGAGTCTCGAGAACGATCTTAACAACACGCTGGCCACCGTACTGCGCAACATCCAGGCAGAGACGATCCAGCGGTTCATCCAGGAACAGACCGATGGATCCGTTGCCGCCTTGCCCGCCGGTGTCAGCGTCACCGATCTGGAGCAATATCTGGAACAGCGCCGCCGGTACCGCGGATCCATGGCCACCAATCTCATCGCTGAGTTTGTGGAATACGTGACCGCCACAACCAACGATTACGGCTGGCTATCCTCGCCTGAAAATATCCCATGCTTTGTAAGCCCCTCAACCATGGGCGCAAAGACATTCTTCAACCTGGGTGATGTTGAATCCCCTGGCCATGGCGATCACCACGCCACGCTCCAGCTGGAGAAAACCGAAGCCTTCAGGCAGCTGCTGGACACCAACGGCCGCAAGTTCGACCAGAAGAATCTTGCCGAATGGCTGGAAGACTGGAAAGACCACCTGGAAGCCATCGCCGAGGACGGCACCACCACCGTGCCCATGGCTGCCGCCGTCTCTGCCGTGCGTCGAATCACCATCGGTACCACCGCAGAAGCCACCAGCGAAACCCAAACCCTCAGCAACCGCCGAAGCGCCATGGCGGAAGTGGAAGCCAGGAACAAAGACCAGTTCCCCTGCTTCCTGAAATTCACCTGCGAACCCTACCAGGGCCTGCAAGAACGCACCTTCACCCTACGCCTCAGCCTGATCACCAGCGAGAAACCGGTGATCAGCGCCCGAATCGTGCGCCTCGAAACCGCCGAAGAGGAAATGGCCAAAGAGCTCGAGGAAAAACTCCGCACCGGCTTTGAAGACACCCCCGTGAAAACCTTCGTGGGCAGCTTCAACCCCGGCAAATAAACCAACCGCGCCCCACGGGGCGCATCTGAGAGGGCTTTCGCCGAGAGCCCTGCCAGATGCCACAGAGGAGAACAGCATGGACCTGAAACAACACGCCGCTGAATTAGCCAGATTCTGGCTCCACGATAACGCGGTGATTATCGACACAGAGACCACCGGCCTTACCGAGACAGACGAGATCGTAGAGATCAGCGTTATCAACTGCCACGGCAACACCCTGCTGGATACGCTGGTTCACCCCGCCGGCGAGATCAACCCAGCGGCACAGGCCGTGCACGGCATCACCCTGGCAGAGACCGTCGATTCACCTACGTTTGACCAGGTGCTGCCAGACCTGCTGCGCGTCATCCAGGGCAAAACCGTGGTGATGTACAACTCATCCTACGATGCCCGCCTCATCCAGCAGAGCGCCATGAAACGCGGCTGCATCGCGCCAACCCTGTACCCGCACTGCGCGATGAAAACCTACGCCAAGTTTTACGGACAATGGGACGACTACCGCGAAGGCTGGAAATGGCAATCCCTCGATAAAGCCGCCCGCCAGTGCGGAGTCACCATAGACGGCAACGCTCACCGCGCCCTCACCGATTGCCACACCACCCTCGGCGTGATCAAAACCATGGCCGCTTACAACCCGGCAGCGGCCTGAACCAGGAGAACAAAACCATGGAACAGATTCAGGACCCAATTTACAGCGGCAACGTCACCGTCCGCTGCACCGCAGAGGAATACGAGGCCAGGCAGCGCCAGAAACAAGCAGAGTCACAGCAGCGCTACCAGAACAACCCCCAGGCCGCCGCCACCAAACTCTACCAGATCGCCCGGGGCGACACCGGCGGAGGCCGTGCAGCCAGCGCCTTGCTGCTGTCCCTGTGGAACAACAACTACGTGGCCAACCTGCGCGACGTTATCTGCAGCCTGGATATCGACAACACAGAGGCTGCGATCGCGCTGCTGTCCACGCTGGGCCCCGGCCACCACCTGGAACGCTACCTCACCCAGGAGCAGATCATCGAAATTATCGATGTGTGGGGCGAAAGCCATCAGCGCCGGAGGGATCGGTCATGACCACAGAACAAGTCAGCCGCCAGGACTTTGAAGAGGCCCTGCGCGAAGACGAGATTCAGCAGCCCAAACCAGGGCGAACGGGTGCCCAGGTATTTGCCGATGTTGAGAAAGAAGTCAACAAGTACCTCGGAAGCAGCGCCGCTGACTGTGCCGCAACTCTCGAATGCAGCGTGGCCAACCATCCCGAGCTTGCACTGGCCGACATCATCCACTGCCTGATGGTGATGAACCACAAAGGACTCGAGAGAAAGGCCCACCGGGCAGCGATGCTGAAGGCTGCACGCAAGGCACTGACCAAGATTGGAGAGTTCAAGGGATGACCGTGGAGAGGCAGCCCTACCGCCCGCAGCCCGAAGAATGGGAAGAGGCAGTCACCATGCTCTGCTTCCAGTGCGCCCGCATGAGCAGCTGCTCCCTCATCGATCAGATGATTGAGTGCAAGGATGGCGGAGAGTGGCCCACAGCAGGCTGGGTAACCGACCCCGGGGCCGGCATCACCTGCCTGAGCTATCAAACACGCCCGCTGAAACCGTTGAACCAGGAAGAGATCCAGGCAATCGCCGCAACCAACCCCGCCACCTGCCAAGGCTGCGCAGCCCGCAAAGGTACAGAGGCCAGCCAGTCACTCCACACCAGGCGAGACTTCACCACCGCCGTACGCCTGCCTGGCCTGTTTGCCTGCCACGAAGATCCGGAAGGCAAGCGCCCGTGCGGTGGCTGGTGCACGGCGGTGATGGCACGCATGGAACATCAGGAGGCCACCTCATGACTAGGGAAAGACCAATCCTGCTCAAAGGCGAAATGGTCCGGGCCATTCTGGAAGACAGGAAGACGCAGACGCGGCGGATACTGGATCTGCCGATAGGCTGGGATTTTAAGGCTAGTGACGCAGGGCATTGCATCCTCGGGAAAATAACCAGCCCGCACCCAAAGAAGAACCGCTTCGGAGCTTTCATTCGGAGAGAAATCTATAAGGATTCAGGCAAGTTTGAGCACGACATTGTGCCGTGCAAGTACGGTGAACCCGGTGACCGACTTTGGGTGCGGGAGAATTTCTTGCAGCTGATGCATGGCGAGGTACCGGATGGTCGTGTGAAGTATCTGGCAAGCATAGATCCTCGCTCAACCGGAACACCAAAGAACGACGGGTATTGGTGGCGCAAGCGACCCTCAATCCACATGCCCCGCTGGGCCAGCCGGATCACGCTGGAGATCACCGATGTTCGGGTGGAGCGGTTGCAGGATATCAGCGAAGCAGATGCCAAGGCGGAGGGTGTGCCTGGCGAGAAGGAGGCAGCCGATGCCGGACTGGCATGGTACGACAAGCCGCGCCGGGCGTTTCAGTTTCTGTGGCAATCCATCAACGGCCCCGATTCATGGGACACCAACCCCTGGGTATGGGTAATCGAATTCAAGCGAATCACCCAGGAGGCCACCCAATGATCACCGCCCGCCTCAACCGACTCCTAAAAGCCTACCGCATCGCCAAGGCCCTTATCGGAGACGCCAACCGTGGCCTGGCAATCCCCGGCCCGGTGTTCCGCTGGTGCCACAAATTACGCATGGCGGTCTGGGCAGAGATCAACCTCATCAGGCGCTTCATCCCCCACATCCGGGCCGCCAACCTCAAACAGGAGAAAACCATGGCATACCGAACCGAACTGAACGACGCCGGAGAATCACCCTCAGCAAGCAGCCGCCGGCAAGACGACAAAGCCATGAAAGACATCATCAGCGCCCTGCAAGACGGCGCCCACCTGCGCATCCACACCAAAGTGCGCCGCGCCGCCATCGAGGGCCTGCCAGACAAAGACGCCCGCAACGGCCGAACCATCAGCGCCCACCGCTGCAAGAAGCTGGCAAAGGAAGGGATCATCCGCGAAGTCGCCATGGACCGCTACGCCTTCAACCCAGACCTGGAACTGGAGGCCCTGTGATGGACAACAAAACCGCACGGCAGGATCTGGAGACTGTGATCCGGGTGGAAGACCTGGCACTGGGATCGATGCGCAAGCTTCGGGGAATTCAGGATTGGTTGAGGGCTCAGGCAGCTGGCGCACAACAGGCACCAGACCAAACACCAGCGGCCCGTTGGCGGGAAGCAGGAGAGCCCGACCCTCACGATGGCAAGTACGAAGGTGAGCGGGCTTCCTTGTGCAAAGGCGATATGACAGACGATGAGCTCGCCAATGAAGTTTACCTGGACCCGAACATTGGAAACCTGACAGCTGCCAAGGAGCGCATCCGCTGGCTCTCGCGGAAGCTGGAGTCTCACCACACTGATCTACTCAAAATTCATCGCGTCACCTCCGGCATCGCTCACGTAGAGCCAATTACTGAGGATGATCACCTCACGGTGAAACGCGTGAAGGAAATGGCTCAGATGATCAATCGGTTGAGCGATCAGAAGAGCGGAGAGGCCGAGCCAAAACCCATGATCCCCGTGTACCAGGAACTCTTACACGATCCTGAAAAGGAAAATGGCGACTGCTTCCGCGCATGTGTCGCCACCTTGCTAGGGCTGACACTGGAACAGGTCCCCCATTTCTGTCGCAAGGGCAACGATGGTAACTGGTTCAACGAGTTTCAGGAGTGGCTGAAAGCCCGGGGCTGGACATGTTTTTCAGTTTCAAGCGGCGATCCAGATGGCTGGTTCATGAGCGTTGCAATGTCTGACGCTGTGTACCTACTGGCCGGACCTTCACCGAGATTCGAGGGTGAGCTGCACCAGGTTCTGGCTCGCGGTGGCGAGATAATTCATGACCCTCACCCAGATAACACGGGCTTGCTGCCTCCTGCTGAGGGCGAGTATTGGGAGGCGACAATCGTTCTTCCCAACAAACCGTTCTGGTTTTTCGATCAGTTATCGAAGCCACAGATCGGGATTCCAGAGCGATCTTCCCTCATACACGTTGCTGAATGCTTTTTGGAGAATGTCGAAGAAGTTACGGAGCTGCTGCTGGCATCTGGTCGAGCGGACAATATTGTGGCTCTTTGCGACGCGCTGAACCGAATTGCCTACTCAGCAGAATCAGCACTTTGCGCCACCACACCAGCAGATAATGGAGCTGAGTGATGACGGCAAAGATACTGGACCCATGTTGCGGCGGCCGCATGATGTGGATGGATCGGCAGAACCCGGATGTAGTTTTCGGAGACCTCCGGCACGAAACCATAAAGGTTACTGACCGATCACATGGAAAGCTAAATGGCACCCGAACTCTGCACATCGAACCAGATATACAGATGGATTTTCGGAACCTTCCGTTTGCTGACGAGACTTTCGCCCTGGTTTCCTTCGATCCTCCGCACCTTGAGCGTGCCGGCCCTAAAAGCTGGCTGGCAGCAAAATATGGGAGGCTAAGCAGCGATTGGCGTAACGACCTAAAAGCCGGGTTTATTGAATGTCTGCGAGTCCTAAAGCCCGATGGAGTTCTGGTTTTCAAGTGGAATGAAACCCAGGTGAAAGTTGGAGAAGTTTTGGAGCTCGCTCCGATTGCTCCTTTGTTCGGACACCTGTCCGGCAGAACCGGGTTGACCCACTGGCTCGTTTTCATGAAACCACCAGGCGAAAAGGAGGCCCGCGGCAATGTCTGACCATCAAGCCCAGTCCGTTTACACCAACGGCCACATGAAACAGAGCGCCCTTTTCGGCGAAGACGTTGTGCTGACAACCGATATGTTCGTCTTGCTGCAGCTGTTTACCCACTACCGTGGCCACGACATTCCGAAGGATTTCTTTGGGCTCAGCCATACCTATCACAGCGTATTCACCCACCCGGACAAACTTCCGAAGACCAGTTGGAGTGAAGCCCGAGTGTTGGCCGCAATCAGGAAGTGCGAAGAAGCCGATCTGATTGTCGAGCGCGAATTTCATTGCGGCCACCGATGGACCATCACCAAGCGGGGAGTTGCAGCCAGGCGGGCAGCTCAATCGGTGAAAGGAGGACTTATAAGATGAGTGACATGGAAAAAGATGTCTTCGCAGACACCGCCTACGGAAAGCTGGCGCTAAAGAAAATGCAGCCCGTACCGGCGAACTTCCGACTGTTTGAAGCGGGATGGCTCGGAGAGCAACCGAAAGATTGGGAGGTCATGGAGGTAAAAGGCGCGGAATTCCGAAGGGCTAAATCAGGCCCGAGGAAAGGCCGGCTGGCCATAAAGATCAGAGGTACCGAGCGCACCGTCTACGTCACTAAAGACCAGATCAAAGAGGAGGCCGTTGGCAATGAAACAACATCCCAATGAGAAAGACTGCCCCAACTGTGGCGAGCCCATGGCATGGAAGAATCTGGAAAAGAATCGGTGCCTCAAATGTAACCCACGCCCTGAAGACAGCTCTCCAGCGGCATTAATGAATCCCGCGATATCCCCCGAGCTTCTATCCGAGAATCGAAAGCTACGGCAGCGAATCGAAGACCTGGAACAAGTCGCCACCGATGTCCGCCGAGATCTCGTCCTCAGAGCAGAACCAGACTGGGACGGCAGTGGCCAGCAGGTGGTCAACCTCAGCGCCAGCATCTGGGATGAGCTCAACCGCGTGCTGGACATCAAAGGCAACAGGCGGGAGGGCGAGTGATGCCAAAGCAGAAATTCACCATCGATGTGCCACAGGTTGCCTGCATCACCGTTACCGGGCCCACTCAGTGCGGTAAGTCGATCGTAATCGACCGAATCAAGAACATGCTGGAGCAGGAATTCGGTGCAACGGTTGTCAGTAAAGACTGGAAGGAAGAGCGCACGCTCGCCAACTATGAATCTCTCGAGGAATCGGAGAGAAAAATGGTAGCCGGAACGATCTGGAATCTTTCGGAACCACTGCCACCAATCCCGCCAGGCGTGGAAGAAGGAAAGTGCAACTACCCACACTGCAGCTGCCCATTTGATATGGGCGCCGACAACAAGTGCCTATTGGGCCTGCCCAGAAACCGCCAGTTGTGAGGAACCAATCATGAGCGCAGCAGAGAAAATCGAACAAATGCCCGTTCAACGCGGCAAGTGGGTGCGCGATCGCCTGCTAATGCCTATCTTCGGCATTACTCCAGAGATGGCCCGCAAGTACCGGGAACGCGGTGTGTGGCTGGAAGACAAGCATTGGCGGTTTGACCCCCTCCGCCGTGTCGTATACAACCCTTCAGAGATCGAAAATTGGTTTGAGGGCAAAATGTGACACTACCCAAGGGGCTCGAAACATTGCCGAGGGGCGTTGAGATCCACGGCAAACAGATACGGATATCGTTCACCTTCGCTGGCAAACGATGCCGGGAACCGGTACCAGGCGTGGCAAAAATATCAAAGGCCAACATCGCCTACGCCGAGAACAAGCGCCGGCTGATCATTACCGAGATCAAAGAAGGCCGGTTTGATTACGCTACCCACTTTCCCAATTCAAAGAACGCCGCCAGGTTTTCAGGCTGGGGCGGTCCGGATATGGGGCGCCTGGTTACCGATGGCGTGAAAGAGTGGCTGGCTGTTCAACAGAAGCGAAAGGCCACCAGCACCTACCGGGGCTACAAGTCAAAAGCCCAATCGGTTCTGGATAAGTGGCCCCATCGCCGCATCGCAGACATCCCCAAGTCTGAAATTGAACTCTTCCAGGCAGAACTTCTCGGGCGGGGCCTGAGCCCCAAGACCGTCAACGACACGTTCACCGTGATTCGCGGTGTGTGGGCCACGGCCTTTGAAGACGGCATCATCCGCACCAACCCGCTGGACAGAATCGCCAACGCAGAGCGGGATGAAATCAAAGACTACGCCGATCCGTTCACGCTGAAAGAGCTCGAGCGCATCCAGGGCGTGAAGACAATGCGCCAGCAAGACATCAACATGATCATGTTCGCGTGCTGGTGCGGGCTGTCTGTTTCAGAGCTGATCGCCCTATCATGGGATGATGTGGACACTGTGGAATGGGTGATTCACGTGCGCCGGGCGCGGGTGGATGGCCAGTTCAAGGTACCGAAAGAGCGCTCACGAGTTCGCCGGGTTGAACTGATCGAGCCAGCAAAGTACTGGCTGAAGCGTCAGCAGGCAGCAAGCTTTATGCTCCCGCCGATGATTATTCAGGTGAAACAGCGGGACAACGTAACCATCAAGGATGACACGCTGCGCCTAGTATTCCGGAACGGACTTAGCAATCTGGCCTGGAACGATGCCAGCCTTCGCCGCTGGTTCAAAGGCCACCTGTCCAGAGCCAAAGTCCGGCACCGCGGCCCGAACCAATGCCGCCACACCTTCGCCAGCCAGATGCTTTCCAACTTCGTCAGCATGGAATGGGTGGCCAGGCAGCTGGGGCATACCGACACCACGATGGTGAAAAAGCACTACGGCCGGTGGATCCACACCGACACGCCGAATATGGCAGACCAGGTGTCAAAAATGCTCGGCTATGACACGGACAAAGGCGGACAAAAAACCCCGGATTCCGCCCCAATTTTGCCCCAAAAATAA